CTCCGCGTTCGTCATCGTCATCGTCATTCTCCTTTTTTAGCAGGTCATTAAGATCCTGAAGCAGAGCTTCTAAAGCTCTGATTTGACCCCTAGAGTAATGAAGTTTATCGATCGTGTCTATACCATAGCAAAGCTCTTCTTTTACAAGGTTTATTTGCTTGAGTATTAAGCGTTTAATATCCTGAATTGTATTATAATCAAACATCTAATTTAATATAATTGCTAAACAATACCTTTTTTTCACCTTCATAGCAAACAGAATAATTAAATTGTTTAACTTTATCTTCTATGTGAACTAAATCAAAAGATTTAACGTCATCTATCATAATTAATTGATGTTTTGGAGCTCTTTTTATAAAAAATAACATTTCATTTAATATAGTTGGGGTATCATGAGGTCCATCTAACAAAACAAAATCATATTTATCAATTAAAATCTTTTTTTTATTGTAAATTGGGTAACCATTTTGAAATTTATCAAAAAATTCTGTATCTTCTAAATTAACTAAGTTAAATTCTGGATAATGATGGGTCATATACAACAACATGTCTTGTTTCATTTTGTTGTTGTAGCCTGTGTAATCAATATTTAATGATTTATCAGATTCATTGTATGGAATATCTCCATAAGGATCTATTCCAAGATGAATTAATGGAATAGTTTGATGTTTTCTCCAAGCATCTATTATAAGTTTGCTTGAAAAACCTTCTCTTACACCAATCTCAACTGTATTACCAACTGGATTTACTAAAAATTTAATAGCTTGTTCAATTAAATCATACTCAAGACTATCACCTTGAGGTTCTTTTAATGTGATTGTCATTTTTTTAACTTCTTTTTTAACGCTTTAATTTGTTTTTGCAAGTTAAAAATGATTTTTTCTAAATCGTTAGAACCTTTATCTTTAAAGTTCATTATCCGTTATCTTGATCTTTATTAAAAGGCTGTGGTTTATTAGCCATTGTTCTAGCAACTGACTCTGCTGAACGACCCACAACATACCCTCCAAGACCTATTTGTAATAATGTCCAAACGTCTCCTGGTAAAGTTATAGTTATAGATGCTTTAAAGAAAAATAATATTACTGGTCCTAATACATAATTCCAAATTAATATAAAAATTAATACATACATTAATAAAGGTCTCCATGAAGATGCAAACCAACCCGCTTTTGCTTCTGCTTCTATAACTCTAGAAGCTGCTGTTAATTCTTCAGTATGTGATTGTAACATCTGAGTTTGTAATTGTGCTTTTAATTTATTTGCAAGATCTTTATCTTCAACAGCTTTATCAACCGTGTTAAAAAGAATTTTAGCTAAAGGTGCAACCGCATTTAATAAAGGTAACATTATTTCTTTTTCTTTCTAGCTAGTTTACCTTTTTTAAGTTTAAGTCCTTGTGAAGCTGGCCCTTTTAATGGAGGTGGACCAAATCTTTTACCAGGCATCTCGGCTCTAAGCTGTTCTTTGCTTTTTATCATTGTTTAGTAGTTGGTTTATTATCTTGTTTTTGTCTTAATATATTTAATTTCTCTTTTGCAATTTTTAATCTATCGTCTGATTGTTTATCTTGAACTTCTATTTCATGTTGTCTCATTAAAGTATCAACTTTAAATGCGGAAGCTTTCATAGAATTATTAATAGCATCGTCTTGTTGTTTTCTTTGAAGTTCAGCAGCTCTTAAATCTAATTCTCTTTGTTTCAATGCAACTAATGGATCTATTTGCTGTTCTCCTGCAGCTTCTGCAGCTTGTAATTGAGCAGTAAGTTCAACAACTCGTTGAGCAATCATACCATTCATTTTAATTGTAAACATTTGTGGATTTTGTTTAGCTAATATTTTATCAGCAGGATGTTGTGCTAAAGCTTCAACAACTTCTTGTGATGCTTTTTGTGAAATGTGTTCTGAAATATGTCCTTGTAATAAAGCATATACGGCAGGATTAATCTGTACCATTCTTGTTTTAATAAAGAATGAGTGTGCTGCTATATGTGCATCATGATCCTGTTGTGGAAATGCTACTGGTAATTTCATTTGTAAAGCTTCCATGTTTTCCATAGCTGGATCTTTTGGAATCTTTGGTGGTTCTGTTCTTAAAATTTCATCAATGTTATGAACACCTAATGCTCTATAAACTCTTCTATAAGCTTCAGTAAGATTATGTAAATCTGGAGCTGACATTGCAACTCTTAGTGTTTCGTTAGCTAATGTTATTCTTTGAGATAAAGAAAATATATTAGGATCTGCAACTGGTATAACATCTACTCTATCATCAAAATCTTTTACTTTAACAAATCTATCTGCATTGTGTACTGCGTATGGATATACTGGTGGTAAATATGTTTTAAATATTTCTGCAAGTAATCTAAATTCTGATTTCATAGAATAATAACATCGTTTATGAATAGCAGACATGACTCGTGAGCCGCGTTCCAAGAGCGCAATAGTCGTGCCTACTGCAGCAGCTTGATTTCCATCACCTACTTGCATATCAGCAATCGTTGCAAAACGTTGGCCTGCTTCAACACAATAGCCCATTAGTTGATAAAGCACGGTGCTCGGTTCTTTGAAAGGTAATAACTGAAATTGATCTTTGATGTTTCCGCCTGGTGCATCTACATCTCTGAACTCACCTGGTTGGAATGGTTGATCATCATCCCTGATTCTAAGACCACGGGCCTTGAAGCCTGCTGGTAAATTAGAAAGAGTTCCTGCATCTAACAATTGTCTTAATGCAGTTGTAGCTGATCTAGATAATCCACCTATCATATGGATTAAACCAAAACCATAGAATCCTAAACCTGGTAAAAATTTAAAGTGTACGAAATAATCTTTTCTAGTTTTAAGAGGATCTTGCATATCCCAGTTTCTATAAATAGAAAGTATTTCTTGTGAACCTTCATCAATAGTTACAATGTAAGGAACTTTAACATTTTTATCTGTTATATCATTTTCTTTTCTTGGTAATTCATATTCATCTAAATCTAAATCAACATGCATTTCTAAAATGTTATATTGATTGTCTGTATAAGCTGCTGGTCTAATTCCTTCTATCTGACTATATTTCTTTTTAATATCACTAGGGTTTGGCTCTGTTGCCATTCTTAATTCTATGTTTCTATAAAATCCTGCTTTTTGATTTTTAACAACTTCGTTCTCAGACATTTTAAGAACGTGCGTAATTCTTTCACAATCTTTTAAATCAGTTGCGTAATATGGAACTACTAAATCTTCTGATGGAATAAATTTAGATACAGCTCTTTGTAATACTTCATCAAAATAAATCTTTTTAAATGCTGATCCTGATAGTGGTAAATAAAATAATAATTGATCAAAGTCTGGAGTATATTCTTCCATCTCTTCCATTAACATAAAGTTCATGAAGTCTTCTACTCGTTGAGCTTGTTGTTCTGTTTCCATAGTAGCATCGCCTACAACTTGTGTTCTTACAGGACCTGATGCTGGTAATAATTCTTTATAAGCGTGTGCTTGAAATTGTGTAACTGCTTCTGCAAGTAATGGATGTGTAACTCCTGAAGCTCCTTGGAAAGGTTTAGTTTGATCCATATATCTAAATCCTAAAAGATCTAAACCTTCTACATAAGCCTTTTCCCAATCTTGTCTTGAATCTCTATCTTGTTTGTATTCTGTAATTAAACCGTTAGCAATTTTATTAAGCATTTTTTTATCCATGTCTTCTGCAAGATTTTTATGAAAATCTTGTTGTGGATCTACAGGTGCTTCTTGTGGAATTTCTTGTCCTTCAACTTGAACGTTTACAGGTTCTGCAGGAACAGACATATCTGTTAAATGATCTGAAGGTGCTACTTCTCCAGTAGGTAGATTAGGTATTTCTGTATTATCTTCTATTGCCATAGTTAAACTCTTTTATACTAAACCGTATTAAAGTAAAGCTTTAATATAGTTTGGTTGGTCTATGTTTTGCTAGTTTATTGCCCTTTGCTAAAACTTCTCCACCACTTTTAAGAAGTTTAGTTACTTGAGCTTTTTTAGGATCAATAGCTCCTTCATGACCAAATTTCTTTTTAATAGTTTCAACACCATTTTTACCTTTACTAATCTCTCCTCCTTTTTTAAAAAGCATAAGATCTTTAAAAATATTTTTTTCTGGTTTTCCATATGTATTAGCATTAACATCGACTCCAGCAAATTGAGCTGTTCTAGGTTTATTAATATCTACTGTTGATCCAGTTCCACCTTGTCCAGAAAATGGAACAGCTCTTGGTTGATTAATGTCTACGTATCTAGGTGAATTATTTAAATCATTATTTGTAGATGTAGCTGGTGAATTGTTTTTCATTAGTTCAGCTATTTTTGCTACTAAACCATTTGACATTAATCCCATGATTATCTCCTACTTAATTAAATCTTTAATATAATCGTGACCTTTAAGAACTTCTAC